CCGACAAGCGATCCTGGTAACACGGGACAACTGTGGAACGACAATGGTACTGTAAAAATTAGTGCAGGTTAATTAAGTAATTAAATCCAATATAGTTTGTAATTTACCCTTTATACTTTTATTATTCAAAGTATTTTTCAAACCCATGTGTAAATTCTTGGGCCAGCACTCGAACGCTGTCCAGCAGTAACCCGAATGCTCGTCATTGAGTCTTGGCAAAAATTCGCCATCTATGGCTATCACGTATGTGTGGAAGAAGAACTTCTGATCGTTTGATGTAAACATTTCTAATGGAATAACTTTCTTAAACTTAGGTGTGTTGCCTACTTCTTCCTGTATTTCACGCTTTAAGCCTTCAAAAGCACTTTCAAGGAATTTGGACTTTCCCCCAACTAATCCCCAGGCACCGGCGGTCTTCCGGTCAGTTCGTTGTAGGAATAAGAATCTCTTCGTGCTTGTGGAATAAAAAAGTGCACCAGAGCAGACTATGTTTTCTTTCATACTATATTATAACAATTATATTTTAAATTATCAAGGAGTAGTTGCGTCTGTACTAGCATCATAATCGCTATAGTCACCATCTACCACAATAGTCCAATTACCTTGGGTGTACAGTCCCTCGTACGACTTGACCCATTCGGTACCATTGAATCTGTATTGTATTCCTGTGTTTGAATTGGTAACGTAGTGTTGTGTGCTGTCTGGATTAGATGCATCAAAGGCCACGTTCCATTTGGATGTTGCACTATTGTATTCGATAATATCGCCAACACTTGCTACGAGTGTACCCCATGTGCTACTTTGGAAACTAGCAGTACTGTCCCCAACATCATTAATCACAAGATACCTGTCTCCGTTTGCAGGAGTGCCTGGATCAAATGTTGCTGGATTGACAATTTTTTTTACAGCGGTTAGGGTGTTTGCCGGAATCGTGTCTCCGTCTATAGTGTATAACAAGATCGTGTCATCTAATGTGGTTGTTGCGATAGTGCCGATTATTTCATTTCCGTTTGGTTGGGTCAATCTGATCTGTGATGTGCCACTTGTAATTTTACCATATTGGTCTAATAGCACCTTCCAATTCACTGCTGGTCCAAATGCTTCAAAAGGATCAAAATTATTACGTTCATTTGCACCTGTGTAGAAACCATCACCGCCTGACTTAACATTTACCCCTGTGGTTCCTAATAATCGTAGTTGATTTCCAGTTACTAGCAAACCAAAGTTGTTTGGTGTAATAAAACTTCTTGAAGCCAGTTCACCATCTATTAATCCTTTTGCTATGCCACCGTCGTCGTCGTATATGCTCATTATTATTTTTTGAATGACACCTAATTTCTTTACTTTCACAGGTGGTGATAACCATATTGGCATGCTGAATGTCATGGTTGCAACATCTATTTCTGATTCTGCACCAACAGGTATTGTTCTGCTACTGAATGTTACACCTGTAAGCTCTACGTAACTAAGACTTGTCCAGTCGATGTAATTGTCTGTTTTTTGAATTTCAAAATCAGGGTTAAACAAATACAATATTTGTTCCATGATCTGTAACTTTTGATCTGTGTTCGATGAAAAAATGTCTGCTGTTACTTCCAACCTAAACGGCGAAGGCATAACTTTCTCTACTGTGTATCCTGCACCTAACTGGTTGGTGTAGTTGCCGTCACTGTCAACATCTCTTTCTCTCAAGTGCTGTTTTTCAATGTGGTAAGGATTCTGCATTCTTTCCCTGTCATAATTTAATTCCCTAACGTAACAGGCTATCTTAGGAGCATAGTTCAATGCATTTTCACTGTTGTTCCTTATGATGTTTGCAACCTGACGTGTTGGATCTCCGTACACAACAGGCACTGCCCTTAAACTTATAGAATCATCTTTACCCCTACCTGTTTCAACAGAAAAATTACTCAAGATCCTAATGAATTGAGTGAGAAATTTTCTAACCTGTCCGTCGTAAAAATGTAGCATTAATTGTCAGCCTTTGGTTTGAGTGCATCAGACAATGATTGTCTTTGTTTTGTAGTTAACCCATTGATAGTGGCTTCACTACTGTTATTGACAAAAGATGTTTTGTAGTTTGATCGAGAATCATTGTTTGTTGTAGTAATTCTAACAGAATCTTCAATTTTAATCCATCTGTTACCATCGTATCTAAACAATCTGTTTGGTAAAAAGTCTGTTCTTAAGAAATAATCTCCCTTGTCAACATTAGAAGTTGGAAACGATATTCCAAACCCTGCTGGATTTCCGTTTGGTGCTACCCCGTCACCATCTAGATAGAATCCATAGTGCGAACCTGCCGGTGTATCAATAACTGCGTTCACTGACTTATTACCACTTGCTCTTTGGTCTTCTGTGTTGACGTTATCTGTTCTAATATTTCCCCTTTCGTCTATAGGTGCAACGTAAAACTGTTTGTAGTTGAAACCTGATTTTGGAGCATCTGACTCTGCCTGTGCAACCACTTGATCATTGATCGTTTTCTCTCTGTTGAAAGTCGACATGTAACTTGCAACTGAATTTTCTGTTGTAGCGTCGCCTATTATATCCCTAAATTCTTGTGCGTCAACTAAACTTTTCATTTTTAATCTTAACAAGTGTGGCCACCAAGTTGATGAGAATCCTTCCGCGGCTCTATTAACATCTTCTACAACGTAGTATCTTTTAAGTGCAATTGGTATACTTTCATCAAGAGAATAATCTTCTTTCATGTGTGGAAATTCTATGACGTCGCCACTCATTGGTTTTCTGCCAATTCTTTCTACAATATCATTTAGATGCACAGTCAAAAACAGTGTGTCATTCTGTAAGAACATACCAAACTGTGATAGGTTGAAATCGGCATCTTGAACATTGTAAATTCCCCTGACCGTGTATATGTCACCGGCGTATTTCCTGTCTCTGTTTTCTAGAAACAATAGATCCTGTATGGTCCTCTCATTTAGACTGTCACCGGAATACTGAGGCTGTGTGGGAGATGCCGCACCGTCCTTGTTTGTGTCGCCCTGATCGTAGGGGCCTAAGTATTTGTGGAAGTGTAGGTCAGTGCCTCCCACCTGAAACATCTCTTTGATGTTACGATCGAAGAATTTGTAGTCATTGCCCTTTTCAGGCTTAAAAATGGATAATCTTGGCATATCACACATATTTATTGCACAGGCAACGGCTATAAATATGTGTATGTCAGAACTACAAACAGGTCAACAAGAGATATTCGATTACATCAAAAACAATCTCGGCGACGGGATGATTGATGTAGAATTAGACCCAAAACACTACCAAACGGCCCTGGAAAGAGCAGTTAATAAATTTAGACAGAGGTCATCAAATGCTGTTGAAGAATCGTATGCGTTCCTGGAATTGAAGAAAAATCAAAACTCATATATTTTACCAGATGAGATAATCAATGTTAGAAATCTTAACAGAAGAACTGTAGGTTCAAGAACAGAAGGCGGCGAAGGTGGTACTTTATTCGAACCATTCAACCTAGCATACACTAATACGTATCTGCTGAGAGCAGGGGCAACAGGTGGTCTAGCAACTTATTACGCTTTTGCATCATATCAAGAATTAGTGGGTAAAATGTTTGGTAGTTTTATACAGTTTCATTTTGATGTTGCTACTAAAAAATTAACGATAACACAAAGACCCAGAGCAGACGACGAGACAGTGCTAATGCACACCGACAACTTTAGGCCTGACATTACATTATTCAAGGACATATACTCCAAACCATGGATAAGAGATTATGCACTTGCAGTATCTAAACTTATGTTAGGTGAAGCAAGAGGCAAGTTCAATACTATTGCAGGACCACAAGGTGGGACCACACTTAATGGCGATGCCTTAAAAAGCGAAGGCCAAGCAGAAATGGAAAGACTAGAAGCGGACATAGGAAACTTCCAAGAAGGTGGAACTCCACACAGTTTTGTTATTGGTTAATTGACCCGAAACTCTATTTAAATACCCTGCAATGAAAGATTCCAATTACAAGAACTATTCTGACCTGACACTTGACGAATTGGAACAACTGGTAAAGGACTTAGAATTAATGAGTATAAAGGCACTGAAACAAAAGAAAAAAAGTCTAAGAATTACCATGTTAAAATCTGTCAAAGAAGCAATCAAAGAGATTGAAAAACGTCTAAAAAAATAGTATAATAAACCTTATGCTGATAGGTGTAGTAGGTTTGATAGGTTCTGGAAAAGGCACTGTCTCTGACAGGCTTGTAAAAAAACACGGATATAACAAAGATAGTTTTGCTAAAAGTCTCAAGGATGCTGTGGCATCGATGTTTAATTGGAACAGGGATCTTCTCGAGGGCGACACTGAATCGAGTAGAAAATGGAGAGAACAACCAGACGAATTTTGGAGTAAGAAATTTGGGAAACCCACAACTCCGAGATGGGTGTTACAGTACTTTGGCACAGAAGTGATGCGTGGTCAAATGTACGATGGAATATGGGTAGACAGTTGCATTGGTCGATACCATGGACAAAATACTGTTATAGCAGACACACGATTCCCTAATGAAGTTAAACAGATCAGGGCTCACGGTGGCAAAATAATACTAGTTAAAAGAGGGCTAGATCCTGATTGGTTCGTTGATTACACGGAAGGCAACATCGAACCCAAGGGCATACATACTTCTGAATACGCCTGGGCAAAAGAAGAGTTTGATTTTATCATAGAAAACAATGGTGACAAAGCAGAATTATATGCAAAAATTGACGACCTAATCGTCAGCAACAAGATCACCGATCCGCCATCCAAGCCTTCGAGTGCTAGTCAGCCTTTGGCAATTGGCGCAAACAGTTTTTAAATTATTTGTTGAGGTATTTCTCAAGTCACCGTCCACAAACAAGATATCAAGTTGTGCTTTGTCCTGGGCCTTAAATCCACACAGTTCACATTTCTTTTTTTTGGTGTAACCTGATCTATCCAATGCAGTGATGCCTCCTGTTTTCTTACCGGACTTTTTTCTGATACACGTATCACATCGGCTCCGCCAATAAACCTTGCCATAACGCCTGTAGGCATACGCCCTAGGTTTTGATTTACACTCCTTGCACAGCGGTCTATCATTATATTGCATGTTTGTATTTACGTGCCCTATATAGGCACCAAGAAAATGGTAAATTTTGTCGTAAAAACCATACGATTGAATAAATAACTCTAGTATATACGTAACACTTGCAAGGAGAATACGAAAAATGGCTTTAACATCACCAGGAGTAGAAGTTTCAGTAATAAACGAGAGTTTCTACGTACCATCAGATGCGGGTACTACACCACTATTCATAGTAGCATCATCACAAGACAAGAAAAATGGTGCAGGAGACGGCACAGCGGAAGGAACACAAACTGCTAACGCCAACACTGCATATTTGATCTCGTCACAAAGAGAATTAACAGAGACTTTCGGAGATCCGAAATTTTACACAGACGCTTCAGGCAACTCATTGAATGGCTATGAGTTGAACGAATACGGCTTACAAGCGGCTTACTCTTTCTTAGGAGTTGCCAACAGAGCATTCGTACTAAGAGCTAACGTGAACACAGGAGAATTAGTTGGAAGTGCCGCGGCACCAACAGCAGATCCAACAGATGGCACATACTGGTTTGACCTTGCATCAAGCACTTATGGATTATTTGAGTGGTCACAAACTAATCAAACATTCACAACAATTATTCCAACACTTATCACATCAACAAGTGATCTAGTTGGCGGTGTTTCAACTGGTGCACCAAAAACTTCAATTGGTGTAATTGGCGACTATGCAATCAACACAACACATGTTACAAACAAGATCTACAAGAGGACAGCAAGTAACACTTGGGTACATATTGGCTCTCAGGCTTGGCACACATCTTTACCTATATTCACAGTTGCTTCAGGAACAACAGTAACAAGCGGTCATAAGATATCAATCAATGGTGTTGAGATCGCAACAAGTTCGACTACTTTGGCAAACGTTGCTTCTCAGATCGGATCTAATGTTACTAACGTAACAGCAAGTGTAAACTCAACAACGGGTAACTTAGAAATATTCCACAACGGTCTAGCACTAGGTGACTCAACAGCGGGTACTAACACAATCAGAATCGAAGCAGTTTCAGGTACACTTTTAGCAGACTTAGGAATCACTGCTGGAACTTACAACGGTCCACAACTTTTACAAGCGGCACACACTAGCAGACCAACTTGGAAAACTGCAGACGAGAACAGACCAAATGGTTCAGTTTGGTTCAAGACTACTTCTGCAAACGCAGGTGCGGCTTTAGTTGCTAAACTTTACAGCACTGCAAGTGCAAGTTTCTCAACAGTGTCTAGTCCATTGCATTCTAATCATAATCAAGCGATCTTTAATTTGGATCCAGCGAACGGTGGTACAGGCTTATCAGCAGGTAATCTTTATGCACAATATAACGTAACAGAAGAGTCAATAACGGCGGCTGATGCGGCG